GAACAACACAATTGTTCCTCTTTGTTTGATGATTGAATCTGGCTGGAATAGTTCCCATCTAATAAAAAATGTCTATAAAGATAAGTTTTATATCAAGGCAGACTTTGAGGGTCTTGATGCGCTTGAGGGGTCATTCTACACCAAGTGCGAGTTAGGCGAGAAAGCTAAGTCATTTATGACTATTGATGAGATTAGAGAATTTATTCTCAATATCCCAAAACTAGGTGACGAAAGAGGAAAGATGTTCGTTGCTGAGATAGTTAAATCGAATACTGGCAATGCTACGGTATCGGAGATAGCAGCTCCAGCAGCAGAAGAAGCGCCACCACCTCCACAAGATGGTAAAAGCTTAAAAGAGGGCAATACTGATGATGGCAATGGTGAGTATAGGCATGTTCATTTTTGCAGATGGGATGAGCTAGGCAATGGCACAACGACTGGTACTGTTCAGGGGAATGGCGAGCAACACCAACATGATATCAAATCTTTTAAGGTACTTGCTTCTGGTAGTGATAGCCACACTCATCCCGATATTGTTGACGGCGTTACAACAGACTTTTCTGCTAAAAAAAAAGCAGTTAATAACCAGACTGAACTTGAGAAAAGAGAATCTAAAAACTATAAAGAAGCATTAGAAAAGTATATTGATATTATACTATCTAATGCTAGATATGCGCTTAGAAGCGGTAAAGATGTTGGTACTGTTCTAGCTAGAAATTACATCAAAAGACGTGATGTTTATATGCGATCAGTATCACCAATAGCATATGAAATACTCGAAAGATCATTCAGTATGTCTACCGATAATACTAAGCGATTTACTGCGGTTTATATCAAGGCTCCAGTTAATTTTAGCCCAACTGATGAAGTCGCTATTGAAGCGATTAGAGAGAGAACAGGCGACGAACAGAGAGCTATTTTATACAAAAGACTTCTTGATGGTTTCGTAGATGCATCCGGTGGAATTGATGCGGTTCGTTCAGAGGAGATCATGAAGATTATAGAAGATGGGCTAGTAGCAGGTAAAACAGGAGATGCGATTGCCAATTCTTTAGCATCAGAATATAAAGAAAAATATGGTTATCGAGTTGATACTATCGTTAGAACAGAGATTTTATCATCGATATCACAGGGAATAGAATGGAATCATCAGGTTCTAGGAGAAGTTTTTAGCGAGACTAAAAAGCAATGGTTCCATGTTGGCGATGAATTATCTAACCCAGATGCTAGAAAAGAACATGCTGATTTTGAAAAAGCTGGAGATCATGGAGTAGTACCAGCGGATTATCTTTGGTATAATCCTACTACTGGAGCAAAAATGGCTTATCCTAGAGATCCAATAGCTGGAGCGAAAGATATTATAAATTGCCGTTGCACGATGGTTACAATAATTCCAAAAGAAGCTAAATCTAGGTCGGATTTAATCGTTAATTCATAGGGAAGAAAATGAAAATAAAATACAAAGGTACTGAGAGTAACATCGAAAGGTACAAGAATTTTGTTAAAGATCAAGAAGAAAGCCTCCAGAAAAACTCTAAGTTCATAAACTATAAAGATAAGAATGATGGATTTAGAATTATCCAAGGTGAATTGAAGGTTAAAACTGCACATGGTCAACAATCTGAGAGGCCAATTAGCGGTGTTCATCCAGACGATAAGCTTTATATCGATGGCATGGCTAACGCCAATGTTGAAGATAGAATGAATGAGATCGTCAATCCTCAAGGATGTGATGTAAGAAGTTATGTAAAAAATCCTATATTACTATCCGATCATATGTATCATAGCTCTTATGCGATTGGTATTGTTGAGGAGCTAAGGATTGAGGGTGATGGTGTTCATTTTACTGCTTATATCGGCGATCCTTCACTGGGTCAATTAACCGATAAGCAGAAAGAAATTAGAAGTTTAGTAGCCCAAAAGATTCTGAAAACTGTATCAATTGGGTTCATTCCCAAAGAGATTACAGTTCCAGAATGGGACGATGAAACTGGCAAGATGATTTCTCCTGCTAAGATTGAGAAATGGGAGATGTTGGAGCTATCAATAGTACCAGTACCAGCGAATCAGGAATCAGTATTTGATATTAAAACATTGACAAATGTTAAAGATTTCAAAGAAAATGGATCAAAGGCCGAGGGTACAGTCATTCAATCTTTAATATTTGATAAAGAGTTATTCACCGCAGAGACAGCAAAAAAATGGGCTTTGGACCATGATTTTAAAGCAGATCTCGTTGATGATACTGGTGAATCAATAAGATTACGGCAGAAAGATCCTAACGAATTCTTAGAGGATAGCTTTAGGACTATAGAATTAACTGACGGTGTAAAAGCCGTTATTGGCAGACTAAAGGATGGCAACGATATGGATGAGAAAACAGCACAAGAATTAGTATCTGGCATTAAGCAAATGGGAACACTTTTGCAAACCCTTAATGCTAATTCTATTAGGTCGATTGAATTGACTGAGAATTTGGTTAAGCAGTTTGAAGTAAAAGCTAAACCAGAAATGGAAGAAGAAGACGAAGAAGATCCAAAAGAAGATGGCTGCAAACCTAAGAAGGAATGCGATTGCGAGCCTACTGAAGTTGTTCCAGTCGAGGAGCCAAAGACTGATGAGATAGAGAAAAAACTAAACGATCTAGATGCTAAAATTGAGCGTTTAGCTGGTTTTGTTAAGATTATGGCTGAGAGAATATCTGAATAGTTCAGGTGTTTTTTTTGTATTTCGGGCAGGTAGCCCATTTTAAAATAAGAAGAGGGAGTTTCTGTATGTCTAATGTAGATCATATCAATGATGTACTCGTAAGCGGCAAGGCACCTGCTCACATTGGAAAGCCGGTATTTGCTAAAGATTTCGATTATTGCCGAGTAGCTGGCGCTGACAGCATGGAAAAAGTATTTGGCAAATGTATTTCTGATGATGATGCTAAATCATCGAGTGCTCCATTGAACTTCGGTTCAGTAAAATCTGTAGGCTTTATGCCTGATGAAACACGTCTTAGACTTCTCCAGTTCAAAAAAGCTATTTCTGATGTTCAGATCCAAGCACAGATCAAGTCTCGTTCTGCTAATCCTACTAAGGCTTGCATGGAGAGCGTACCAGCTTTCAAAAACTTTATGTCAATGTGTAAGGCGTTTGAAGTATCTGATTGGGATAAGTGGATCGATACCGTTCAAGCACGTTTCTATTTCGAAGAATATGAAATTCCTTTGATGCTTGCTGACCAATTTGACCAAATGCCTATGGCTAGTTCAATCGTTCGAGTACCGGGAGCTCTTGGTTTGCTTGAAGGCGAGCTAGAAACTGATGATGGTACTTTTGTTTCTCAATCGAATACACAAGCTAGTTATTTGGTTGAATCTAAAAACAACGTATGCCACACAGTAATTACTCAAGACCTTCTTGATGATTCTAGCCCAGCTATTATCGACAAGTTGAGAAAAGAAGTAATCAAAGGCATCGCTAGAGCATATGACAAGGCGCTTCTTGATGGTGATACATCTGTTGTTCACCAAGATAGCGATGTTCTTTCTGCTAAGTCTTTCAAAAGAGCGTTTACTGGTCTTCGCAGAATGGCAATTGCTAACGAAGTAGTTGTTGGCGGCGGCGCAATCGTTCTTGATAACTCTGGCGATACAGTATCTAAAGATTCTTTCGCTAACCTCCTTAAGGCTCTTAAGCTTCAAGGCGCAGAAAAAGACGATCTTTGCTATATCATGGGCGCTACTCCCCACACTGATCTGATAACTGGCGCAATCCCTGAGTTGTTTACAGCGTTTGCTTTTGGTTCGCTGGCATCTAACAGAACAGGTATCGTTCCTCCAGTATTCGGCATTCAGCCAGTTCTCTGCTCTAACGTAAGAGAAGACTTGAACGCTGCTGGCGTTTATGATGGCGTAACAACAAACCTTACTTATATGCTGCTTGTTCAGAAGAGCCGTTTTGCTCGTTGGACACGTCAAGCTACTAAAGTATGGGCAGCTCCTAGCTTACCATCTAGCGACATGATGCTTATGAGTGCTAAAGCACGTCATAGTTTCGCTGGTATTCCTCAAACTGCTAAAGAGCGATCTGTAGTAATGTTGAAGAATATTGCCTTAGCTTAATACTTAGCTAACAGGGGTTATTGATTTACATTGATAATCCCTGTTTGTTTTCTAGGATTTGATTATGAAGATTTACCATTTAAAGTTTAAGATCCCATTCTCAAGACAAAGTCTTTGTCTAGGTAATGGAATTTACGTTGAAAACGGCGATGAATTACTTGTGATGGAAAGCCTTGGCAAGGCTATTTTACTTAACCAAAAAAGGTTTATTTCGGAATACTCATTAACAGAAGCTAGATCACTCTCAGGTGGTTATTATTCTGTTATTAAAAACCAAAAGAAAATCGATAAAGAAAACGCAATTGAATCACCAATAATACCCTTATGCGATAGGTCGTTGACTAAAAAGACAAGGGTGAGGAGAAAGAAAATTGATCCTACTTGACTTGGAAGATGATATTAAGCCGTGGTTAGGCATTGATCCTTCAGAAACGAAGTATGATGCTTTGTTAACTACGATTGGTGATGCCATGGAAGCTTCTGTCATTAACTATTGCGAGACAGATTTCCAGCTTCATGTGGTCACTAAAGAGGTATTGGACGGTAATAATAGCGATGTAATTATTACTAGGAATATACCAGTAAGATCTGTCCAAGCGATCTATTTCAATTGTGATGTTCAGGGTAATAATGGCTCATTGATTGATGCATTAAGTTATCAAGTATTTCCAGAATCGATTACGCTTCAGAGCATGAGAACACCTTTTGCTAGAAGTAGAGTACGGATTGACTATACCTATGGATATGATGGGCTACCCTATGATGTAAAACTTTGTCTTATTCAATGTGTTGAGGCTGAGTGGAGAAGAAAAAATCAGAAGTCGCTTCTTGGAGTTAACATAAGCAAGAAGGATGAATCTGATTCTGCCGGTCAAAAATCTAATGAATGGGATTCAAAGACTGGGTTACCTACTGTTCTAGTCTATAAGCTTAATCCATATCGCTCATTTGAATTTCCATGTCAGCCAATGGCTCAGAGGAATCAGTGAAAAGTTTTAAAGAGATTGCTAGAAATAAGCTTTATCTTATTGAGAGAGAAACCCACGATAAATACTGTGATGGAGAGGGTAAGATCTTAAAGTTCAATATTTTCAGTGGTGAGCGAATAGACGAGGATTGTTCATTCTGTAAGAGAATGAGTAGTTATCGTCTAAGAAAGCATTTAGAGAGAACAGAGAATTATGGCGAGAAAGAAGCTACCAATTCAAATGATGGAGATGAAGATCAGGAGTTTGAAAACAGCCTATGACAAAGCTGTTCTATATACTCTTGCCAAGTTAGGTTCTTTAGCCCAAGTCGAGGCTATTAAAAACTCCAAGAAGCAATTTATAGGTAGAGGCCAGAGAACGCTTACTGGAAGGTTGATGAATTCAATTTTCTGGAAAGTAGGAAAACACGAGGGTAAGGATACCGCTTTTGTAGGAACGAGGGGTATTCCTTACGGTAGAATCAACGAAATGGGAGGAAAGATAACTCCTAAAAACGCCAAATTCTTATGGGTTAGGTCACCTTATGCAGCAAAAAAGGGTTCTAAGTTTAAAAATTTTACTCCTAAAGATTTCTATATGGCTACAAAATCTGATCCTTCTCATTATTTTTATGGTGGGTCTTTTGACACTAGTGGAACTGCTATGTACAAAAGGGGTAAAACTATCGAGGCATTATTTTTTCTTAAAAAATCAGTCTGGATACCAGAAAGACCTTATTTAAGACCAGCAGCTAGAACGGCATCTGGTAAGTTCAATGAGTATTTTAATGCCGTTTATGGCGATTTATTCAGTAAGGAATAATTATGGGCTTACTATCAGATATTCAAATTGGGCTTGCAAGCAGACTTGCGACAATAACTACGGCAAATGGTTATACTACCAATGTTTTAAATGTACTTTATGACAAAATACCAATGGCTTTAGAGCTAGAGGATCATGAACTTCCTGCTATTTTATTACTACTAAGTAACCTTACAATAGAGCGCAAGGTTGGCTGCAATGAGAATACAGCAAATTTTGAGATACAAATCGTGCTTCCGGGTGATTCTTCTGATTCACAAATGATTCAGTTTGCATCGGATATCTATAAGGCGATCTATTCAGACGATCCGGTAGCAACAAATATAAATGGCATTAGAACTATTCATCCTGCCATATTTGACATAAAATCTGATAATATAGAATTTGATCTCAATATGATTGAGGCTAATCGATTTGCAATGATTAATTTGCAGGTCATGTTTAGAGGCATTTATAACAACATTTAGGTGAGGATTAATCATGGGTTTGCAATACAGATCGAAAATCGATTTCGGAGCCATTCTTAATAGCGACAAAGAGGGTTTCAACCTTGGTGTTGATAGCTCTATTTTTCTAAGAGAAGAGGTTTCAAGAGGAACTTTTGCTGCACCAAGAATTGGATTAGCAGGTAGAAGTTTGAGTGGAGCACTTCCTTCTGTCGATATTAGTGCTGAGACAGATACATCATTCAACATTTCGGTTGATGGTTATCCGGTAGTTCTAGTGGTTCTAGTTCCAGTTGGAAAAACTTCTGCTCTTTTAATTGCTGCTCACTTAGAAGTACAAATCAATACCGCGCTTATTGCTGCTGGTTTTGATTGCAGAGTTTGGGCTGTCTGGAACGCTCTATCAACAAGATATGAGATTTATTCTCAATCTACTGGGCTAACAAGTTCCGTAGTAATAACTAATGCGCTTTTGTTGAACATTGCTGATGTCTTAAAATTAGGTACTACTAATGGTGGTACACAATTTCTTGGTGTAAACGATCAAGATTTCCTTCTTTACACGACTGGCGGCGCTAAGTTTGAACAACCAATCGAGACTAGCCCACACAGAACAGAGCGTTTTCATTCTGGGTTCATCAAGAAAAAGACAATGAGTGATTTTGACTTAACTACTATGGTTAACATGGCTGGTTTTGCTGGTGATTCTCTTGATACTCCGATTAGACTTCTCCTTAAATCGGTATTTGGAAAAGAGACAGTATCACCCGGTGTAGCGATAGATTATGAGCAGTCGATACCTAACACATATTTTACATTGGTAAGAGCCTCTACAATATTTGCTGAGTATTATACTGGCGCTTATTGCAAAGACTTTACACTGACAATACCGGGCGATGCGCCGGGAACAATGCAGTTTACAGGTCGATGCGCTAACTCATCGATTGCTGGTATTGGCTTGGTTAATGGAGTCGTTGTTGCAGGAACAGCGATCATACTTTCGAATGCTGGTTATAAGCATGTTGAGAGATTTTCTGCTGGCGCTAGAGTAATGATGGTAGCTCCAGATGGCAGAACGATTACTGCTGGCGCTGATGGTTCTCTCTATATCGTTAGCGAAAACCAATTGACAGATACCGTAGTTCTTTCTCAGCCAGTCGATGCTGCTGACTTGTCTTATCTTACCTTCTGGCATCCGGGAGCAATCCAAGCGACTGCTAGAGACAATATCTACACAGATCTTTACGGTGGATTTAAATTCAAGCCTACAGGTTTCCCAGTTTGTGCAACAAACATTAGCTTGTCTTGCGTGAATGACCATTTTGACAGAGATAACTGTTTTGGTAGCCAAGGCAACGAAGGTTTTATTGCTGCTAACAAAATGACCATGACTTTGGAGTGTACACTTGACCTTGCTGGCGATAACTTGGGTGACCTTGTTCAAGCTAGAAAGTTTGGTGGGTTTACTCCTGAGATTATGATTGGTGATGGTATTGGCAGATCGTTAATGCTTTATGCTCCTAAGTGGGTAACGAACGTACCAGCGGTTGAACTTCCTGAGAGTGGAACAACCAGTTACACATATTCTGGGGTTCTTTATCAATCAGTACCGGGAGCAAGAGATCCCCTTCTGATGAGTTTTGTATAAATCATAGCGTAA